AGGACAGTTGCTCGCGTGTGGCAGGCGTTGTTTCTACCAATCCTAGTTACATCATGAATGCTGGACTAGCCGGTGATAACGTGGTGGCAGTGGCTCTTACAGGTCGTGTGCCTACCCGGGTGACAGGTCAAGTACGCAAAGGCGACATGATGGTGAGCACCGCAGACGGGCGTGCCCGGGCTGCAGCTACACCCGCTATAGGACAAGTCATAGGCAAGGCCCTGGCAGACTTTGACGGTGCCGATGGCGTGATCGAAGTGGTAGTGGGTCGTCTGTAATATCAATCACGCTTGATCACAGACGGGGTCTTGGTGACCCTGTCTTTTTATAGGATAAGTAGAACATTATGCCAGTAACAATAGGACCGGGTTGGACAATTGGACCGGGATGGAGCATAGCCAGTGGCCCGGTCAACGGAAGTGTCCAGTTCAACGGCAGCAATTATCTGTCAGTTGCAGGTAATACAAGCACTGCCATGGGAACCAGTGACTTCACTTGGGAATCGTGGGTATATCCGACCAGCAGCACAGACTATCAGTGTTTCATAGACACTAGAACACAGCCATTGGAAGGTGGTGACGACACTGGCTTCTTCTTTGGAACAAACTTAAATACATTAGCACCGATATACTATACTACAAACCTACAGCTTGAATCCACTGTTAGCATAACTCTAAACGCCTGGAATCATGTGGCATTGACCAGAAATAGCGGAACGGTAACTTTATGGGTAAATGGCGTCAGTGGTGGAACACAATCAAACGCTACAGATTTAACAGAGCAACGAGTGTTTGTGGGTGGCGACGGGCTGGGTGCAGCACTAAACCTAACAGGATATATTTCTAATTTGAGAATGGTCAAAGGAGTTGCCGTGTATCAAGGTACATTTACTCCGTCTGCTACAAATTTAACAGCCACACAGTTGGCCAATGTCAACGGCAATCCCAGTTTGGCCATCACAGGCACACAAACATCCGTGTTGTTGAACACCTATTCGGGTGCAGATTTCTTAACAGATGCATCCGCCAACAACTTTACCGTTACCAACAATGGTGGCGTAACAAGCAATACACTAACTCCATTTTAAGGAAAAACAATGCCAGTAACAATAGGACCAGGATGGAGCATAGGTGCAGGATGGGAAATTGCAGGTGGTCCAGCAAATTTATATACGTCTTTGGCCGGTAGCCGCAGTTCAACGGAAGCAGTCAATACCTCTCCATGTCACCAGGCATGACCTTGGCCGGAGGTGCATTTACCATAGAGGGTTGGTACTACAATACCGGTAATCAGACCAACCGACCCATACTAGCCACTGATCAAAGTTTGGGCATGAGTGCCCACATGAGCGATAATGCTACTGTAGTCTTGGACAGATATGGTGGTGGTTATGCACCATTTTATAGTTTTGGTGCCAACGCATTTAAAACCAACCAGTGGCAATACATAGTGATAAATCGCAATGCCAGTTTGTTAGAAACCATGTGGCTTGGAACTTTTGTTGATACCAGTTCCTTGGTGACTTGTGCTCGGGCAACAAGTTGCGGTGGCGGTACTGGCGTCAGTGGTGGCACGCAAACCGACAGCCAAAGTTGGGGGAACTCCAATTGGGTAGGTAGATTCTATGCTGGTTACTGGCCTGGCTTCATCACAAATCTCAGAATCACCATTGGTACGGCTGTGTATGACAGCAATAGCTCAACGATCACTGCACCCTCGGTACCATTGACCAGCTTGGCCAACACCAAGTATTTGATGTTGGGTGCCGCAGTGACCACGGACACGAGTGGCACACAAACTGTTACAAACAACAACACAGTCATACAAAGTTCAACAAAACCATTCTAAATAAATAATTTACTAAACATAGAAATCAGGGCTGATCACAGCCCTATTTTTTTGGCTAAATATTGCATGATTATGGTGACCACATGGGATTGACACGCATACGGGCAGAGCAGATTTCTGACATCGACTACAAGCAAGCGGTGCGTGTGATCACCTTGAGCGATGTCACCCTGAGTGGTGGTGCTCCAGCCACGGTGGATGGTGTGAATCTCTCCGCAGGCAATCGCGTACTGGTAGCAGGACAGAGCACAGGCTCCCAAAACGGACTGTACATAGTGCAGACTGTGGGTGCAGGATCAAACGGTACTTGGATCCGCAGTTCTGATGGCAATGCCACCGGCGAGATTGAAGCCGGCATGATCGTCATGGTCACCGAAGGCGACATCTACAAAGACACCCAGTGGAAACTCACCACCAACGATCCCATCGTTATCGGCACCACCCCCCTAGTGTTTGAACAGAATTCGGCCTATGCGTTTGGCAATATCTATGCCAACGGCACGGCAGTGCTGGCCAACGCTGTGGGCGGTACAGTTACGCTTTCAGCCGGTGACAACATTGCCATCACCGGCAACAATACCACAAAAACTGTCACAATCGGGGTTACGGGCATCAGCCTCAACTCCATAGCCAATGGCACAAGCAACGTTACCGTTGTGTCATCTGGCGGCAATGTCACTGTGGGCGTGGGTGGTACCAGCAATGTGGCTGTGTTCAGCACTGGTGGTGCTAACGTCACTGGTACTCTAGGAGTCTCTGGTAACATCACCGGCGGCAACATCCTGGGCAATGGTGCTGGGCTGTCTGGTATCAATGCTTTTTCAAGCATCGCTGTCACAGGCAGCAACACTCTCACAGCCAACAGCATCGCTACAGGACTCACATTTACCGGCGATACCAGTATCGTTGTCACTGCCAATACCTCCACCAACACTGTTAGTTTTGCGTTTGGTGGCACTGGTGAATCAATCTTTGCCACCGGCGGAGACATGGGTTTAGTCACTGAAGTAGTGGTAGTGTCAGAAGATCTAGGCCTAGTCACTGATCCAGTGGTAGAAAGTTACGACCTTGGCAGCATCGTTACATCGGGGGTAATCGTGGCAGATGCCCTGATCGTGCCTACATATACAGTAACAACTCTGCCGCCAGCGAATCCACAGGCCCAGATCATATTCGTCAGCAACGAATCCGGTGGTGCAGTTTTGGCATTTTCAGATGGCACCAACTGGCGACGTTGCACAGACCGTGCTATCGTAACATAAATAGGACAAGGAACACGACATGTCAACACAAGTACAATATCGCCGAGGCAGTGCCACACAAAACAACGCATTTACCGGTGCTTTGGGTGAAATCACTGTGGACACCACCAACTGGACTCTGCGAGTGCATGATGGTGCCACTGCGGGCGGTGGTGGCAATCTAGCCACAGTGGCCTATGTTGATGCAGAAATTGGTACCCTTAGTGCAGATTCCATATCAAACGGCACATCCAATGTGAAAGTACTGAGTTCGGGTGGCAACATTGCTGTCACCGTGGGCGGATCCGGCATAGTGACCTTTGCCTCTTCGGGCATGCTTAACAACATGGGCAACGGAGTAGGAAACATCGGCAATGCCACTGGCTTCTTCAACACTGTATTCGCAAAAGCAACATCAGCACAGTATGCTGACGTGGCTGAAATGTATGTGGCTGACCAATCTTATGAACCGGGTACTGTGTTGGAAATTGGTGGCACAGCCGAAGTTCGTGCCACTACCAAATATGCCACCACAGGTATCGCCGGTGTGGTATCCAGCCATCCTGCCTTGATCATGAACTCCGGTGAAACCAGTGTAAACGCAGTGGAAGTGGCTTTGCTGGGCCGAGTGCCTTGCCGTGTGACAGGCACAATCCGTCGCGGTGATCTCCTAGTGGCCAGTGCTACTGCAGGAGTGGCCACTGCTCTTGATCCCACACTGTATCAACCCGGGTCAGTGATCGGCAAGGCCCTGGCCGATTACGATGGCACCACCGAAGGCATGATCGAAGTACTCGTGGGCAGGTTATGACCGAAAGTCGATATCGCCGCGATTACAGCGGCGAGTTCGTGATCACAGAAACCCGCATCGCCGACGGTCGTTCACAACAGACTCGTGAATGGATACCCAATGTGATCGAGAATCATCACATCTCCGGTCGTGCCGCAGTTATAGGCAGTAAAACAGATCAAGAACGTTTTCGATACCAAAGACTGCAGCGACACCGTGGTGGCTTGCTGGGCAAAAAACGCCTGCAGACCTATGGCACCGGAGATCTCTGGTCTGACATGACATTTGATTTTTTTGTCACAACAGATCGTGGTCAGGCCCAGGCCATGGCCGACACAGGTTATGATACCCGGAGCACCATATACACCAACGCCAACATCTGCATAGAGAATCCCGGCAGATTCTATCTAGTACCTTTCCTCCAACCCATAGATAATCTGGCCCTGGCCATATATCTAGCGGCCTTTGATGGCCATCAAGAAGTTTTCATGCTGGGTTATAACATTGACACACCGGGCGGCACTGCGGCCTGGATATCAGATGTGGCCTCGGTGATGTCAGCCTATGCTGCCACGCAGTTTGTATTGGTGGGCACAGAATCAAACATGCCCGAGTCGTGGCGAGGTTATCGCAACGTGATCTCAATGACCTACAGGAAATTTATCAGCTACTGTGACATCTGAACAGCGGATTTCACTGTTTCTATCTTGCGTTGGATCTCTTCAAAGTTTACAGTGTTCCACAGGCCAGGATGCATGGGTCGTGGCCAGGTCACTGAGTCGATCCAGGCATAGCCTAGATGTTCACTGTTGAGCACCGGACGGAATTCTTCAGCCACACAGCAAAAAAAAGTATGATAGGCAAATCCGCCATCAGCACTGGTGAACTTTTCCAAAGGCACTAATCGTACATATTCTGGAAATACACCGATCTCTTCTTCGCACTCTCTGGTGATGGCTGCCAACAAACTTTCTGTGGCCTCGACTTTACCACCAGGCAAGCCCCAGGAGCCGGGATGTTTCGCATCATCTCTCATGAGATAGAGATATCTCTGGGTGTCAAGACTGTAAAACCAAACTCCCACTGCGTTCACAGAACCAGGCTCCATTCGCCTCCCGGATACAGGCCTTCGTAACTTTTCACCCATTCGGTGCCGGTCCAGCGGTACTGTATGCTGGTGGTTATGTTGGTGACATATTCCACGTTGGTGGTCTGCTCCGCGGCTTCAAAGGCCACGAACCAGAACTCGCCATCGTATTCAATGATATCATTGGCCCGTGCTCCGGCGAAAGAACCCCAGGCTTCGGTGCCTCCGCCCATGTCATCCAGCACCAGATACCTCTGTCCCGCAGCAGCCGCAGGCAGGCCCGATCCTGGTCCAGCTGTGAGTGGATTGATGATGGCGTTCACAGGATCTAGGGTGTTCTGTGGCAGGGTATCTTCGTCAAGGTCGATCAAGAGGAAGCGATCATCAGTGGGATCGTAACTCACTGTTCCAATTATCTGTGTGTCATCACCCCAGAGATTGTCAAATCTGATCTGGCTGATACCAGGCCGCAACACACCGTATATACCCACCACGGTCTGCCAAAATTCATTGCTGGGCGGCGACTCTGGCGGAGTGATGGTACTATTGGCGGCATTGATGGTCTGGCTGTATTTTAGTGCCTGTACCTTGTTGCCAATCAACAGAGTCTGATAATTGTAGGGAGTGAATTTCTGCCTGGTGCCCAACAATAGATCGTTGTTGAGTATGGCTTCATTGGCATCACCGTCAGCGTCAAACACAGAGTAGATGATCTTTTCCACCACACCCAGTTTTTTGACCTTGGCGGGTGATGATATCCATATAGGCAGACCAAATCTCATCTTCATGATGTCTATGGGATTCTCCGTGCCCTGGGGTATGGTGCGTTCAGTCCAGGTCACTGATTCAAGTTCTACCACACTCAAACTGGTCCAGTCAAGATAGTTGTCGGTGTTCTGTATTTCTAGTGCAGGATTGAACAAGGTGGCTATCTGTTCAAATATCTGGAACTTTTGATTGGTGTTGCTGGTCCAGATGTCACAGCTGATGGTGAGTTTGTAGGGTACTGGCATGAGCCGCTCGATGCTGAACGCATTACCCTGTGTGGTCTCATAGGTTTCTGTTTCGGGATCATAGGCACGCTGTCGCACCTGTATCTTGTTCACGTGATAAGGTTCCTGCATCCTAGGACGATCGTATTCCAGCCCCACGATGTAGAACGTGATTAACGGTGTGGATGGCATGGAGTTTGCGGAGTTTTCCTGGATGATGGTCTGGGCCTGGCGACTGGCATCGCCGTATCTTACTGGTACTCTGAGCAGTGTGGCGTTCTGGCTGCCATCCAAGCCAAACTCTACCTGGAAGTTGGAAAAGATCCTGGCGAACTGCAACATGAATCTGCGTATTTGGGCGTCATAAAAGAACTGTGTGGCCATGATTTAGTCGTCCGTGGTCTGACCAGGCTGTGTGCCAGGTCTGGGATTGGCGTCTTTGAATCCACCGTCATCGCCGTTGTCAGCCCTGGGCCGCAACAGTTCGCTGAGGCTCTGGCGGCTGGGTATGTTGCCAAGATCCGTGGTGGGTACAGTGTAGGTGTTGTTGACGAAACTGGACCTCAATGTATTGTTGCCCGGACCATTGGCAAGATCGGTGCGTACGGAATCTTCGATCTTGATCCAGGCACGGCCATTGTAGCGGAACAAGCGATTGGGAAAGTAATCCAGTCGCAAGGCATACTGCCCTTCCTGCGGATTAGAAGGAAATGCTATGCCCGGAGTCACAGGTAGTCCATTGGGTGCGATGCCATCTCCGGTGAGATAGCCTAATGTATAACCATCAGCCCGAGGAGTCTGTGCTGCATCAGCCACATTGACATTGGTTGAATCCACGTCGATGTTGGTGGAGTCAATGGTCACTGACGCAGGATCAGCCGGTGTGCCATCGGGATTGGTGGGGAATATGTAGAACTTCACTGTGTCATAACCACTCAGCGGCACGTCAATTCCGGCCTGTGTGAGTATGGCATCGTTGATTTCGAGATCTTTGTTGCGTGTGCTGGCCGCATCAGCGATGGTTTCTGGAGTGTAAGGTTCCCAATAAGTGGTGTCAGTGATTTCTGTGCCCACAGGAGTGTTGATCCGGGCACGATAGTAAACATCGCCGGCATTGACGATGGTGCCAGCAGGATAGAAGTTGCCAGGATCCCAGATGTTTTCCGACACGAAAGGCTTGTTGATGATCTCTTGGTATTCCTGTGCATTGACCATGGGCGTGGCTTTCACACGCCAGGTGTGCGGCAGCCATTCTCTGGCAAATCCCTCTGATGCATAGGCCGCATCCTGTACCACGTAATACTTGGGCAGGGCCTTGGGGATGGCAGCGTTCAACGGATTGGGATCTTTGAGATTGGGTACTTCCAGCACGTCACCACTCATGATCTTGCGTTGGATGGTGTCGATCATGTCGTTGTAGTGGAAAGTGATGAACAGGGTGTCGTTGTTCAAGAACAGGCCAAACTGCGTGAGATCAAAGTCGATGTCTTGTATGTTGAACACACCACGCATGCGATACACATCAGGATCATAGGCCCGATCACGATTTTCCAGCAGGAACAGATCCTGTATGAACAAGGGATCGGTCACAGTGTAGTTGGGTTGCGTGGCATCGTAGTTGCCGGAGTCCACTGAATCGCCTTCACCGGTTTTTGGCCCTAGATACTTGTGCAGATACACATCCACGCCACCAACGGTGTACATCTCCGAGATGGTCCGGTCGAAAAAGCGGTAATCGTTCGTCTTGTTAGGACGCCACATGGAGAGCCTAGGAATTTCGATTCTCCCTTATTTGATTTTGATTACACTCTAAAAATAGCATAGTTCAGTATTTATGGGCAGGTTGACCCAAAAAGCAGATCCTGCTAAAATACTGTATGGACTTAGGAGATTGGCAACTCTTGCATGATCGCTTGGATCGTGCCCACAAAAACACGCTGAACATGAATTTTGGCATCAAAGATCTCTGGCGAATGCACAGGGCTGTGTACGATCGACTGAGACTGGCCGATGCGGAATGGGTGAACTGCCGCCGCCGCGGACAAGGTTCGCCCCGGTTTGATGAATTGTTGACGCAGGCCGAAGAAGCCATGAAGAATTTCGAAGGACATATTTTGTTGGCTAAACTAATGGACAAGGAGCCCAGATGAACGCTGTCGCACTCAAAGCACCCCGACCACTGAACCCAAAATCAGCAGACACCAAATACACCGGTGGCGAACCCGAATGGCGTTTGCAACCTGAAAGCGAATCGCGTGCCTCGGCCTTGATCGCCGCTTTCACCTGGTACAATTACCACTATGACAAAAAGACCGTGAAAGAATTGGTGATCGACTGGTTGACTCGCAACGATCGTCAGCGAGATGCCCGGGACTTTGCCCGCGTGCCAGAGTCCACCATACGCAATCAGACCGGATGGTTATGCCGCATGAACACCATGGGCCTGGATTTGAATGAGCATGAACTGCTGGCCGTTGATACTGCCATCACCGAGCATTTGCGTACTGTTAGAGCCATCAGAGAAGTGGTCAAGGCCGCTGAACCCGATGCTGTGGCTCGGCCCAACATCCAGGATCGGCTCCGCGACAAGATGGTGGAAGCCGCAGGCGAGATTGAAGGCATGTACGATGACATGATCGTGGCCGGTGCCCGGATGTCAGCGGACTTCAAACCTTTGCTGGTACTGCGAGGCATGAACGTGGCTCCGCAGATGGTGGGCGAAATAGCCCAACACTGGAAAGCCAGGCTGGAAGAACTGGAAGAAGTGATCCGCGGCAAAGACGCACAGTTGGTGGAAGGCTATGGCCAGTTTGGCCGATTACAGGTCAAAAATCTAGTGAAGTTCGCGGAACAAGTCATTGCTGACTGCGGATCATATGTGCAGATCAAGAAAGTGGAACGCAAGCCTCGCAAGAAAAAGCCAGTGAGTGCGGAAATACTCACAGCCCGATTCAAGTATCTCCGTGAGTTTGCGGAACTCAAACTACAGAGTGAACCTGTCACACGCTTGGTCAATGCCCAGGAAGCCTGGCTGTACGAAACCAAAAAGTGTAAGTTGATCTACGTAGTGGCCGACACCCATGCAGGCTCGTTCACTGTGAAAGGCAGCAGTCTCATTGGATTTGATCCCACCAACAGCATACAGAAAACTCTCCGAAAACCTGCAGAGCAGATAAAGGCATTGCTCCAGGGCGGTGTGGCCCAGCATCGCCGGTATTTTAAAGATATCCGGGCCACAGAAATCAAGTTCAACGGTCGCGGCTCGGAGAACTTGATACTGCTCAAGATCCGCTAAATATCTGGGCAAGGAGCCCAGACATGGCCAATGGTCAAAACCCACTTAACGATTCTCTAGATCCGCTGAAAAAGCAGTTGATCGAGTATGTACAACTGCAACTGGCTGACCAGATCATCGACATCGAACTGGACCCCGGCCACTACGAAGCCGCTTATCAAAAAACCCTAGGCACTTATCGCCAGCGGGCTCAGAACGCCTATGAAGAATCCTACAGTTTCATGCAACTGTTGGACAATGTGAACGAATATTTCCTGCCGCAGGAAGTGATCCAGGTGCGGCAGATCTTCCGGCGTACCATTGGTATCACTGGATCAGGTGGCTACAGTTTCGATCCCTTTGGTGCGGCCACGCTAAACGTGTATCTCCTAAACTTCAATCAAGCACAGGGCGGTTTGGCCACCTATGATTTTTATCAGCAGTATGTGGAACTGGCCGCAAGGATGTTTGGTGGCTACATCAACTATACCTGGAATCCTGTGACCAAACGCCTGCAACTCATACGTGATCCTAGAGGCAATGGCGAAACAGTGCTGTTGTGGACCTATAATCTCCGTCCGGAAATCACCCTGCTCAGCGACTTCCAGATATCGCAGTGGTTCCGCGACTACATGGTGGGTGCCTGCAAGTACATCATTGGTGAAGCCCGAGAAAAGTTCCAGACCATAGCCGGACCACAGGGTGGCGGCAGTTTGAACGGTGCCCAGATGAAAAGTGAAGGCCAAGCCATGATGGACAAGTGCATCGAAGATCTCAAACTGTATGTGGATGGCTCACAACCTTTGTCGCTGATCATCGGCTGATTAACCTTTGTAGTTGGCTAGCATAAATAAGAGTATGAAAAACATACTCAGTAACATAATAGACAATGATACTTCTTACAACAAAAGTGCCACACGGTATCTTTATAAAACACATCCTGATCTTTGGCTCCAGATCCTAGAAAAAACTTCTTTCCTGCCAGACACAGCACTAGCCAAGCAAAGAGTTTGGCACATCCTAAATGACATATGGGAGATACCAACCTGTCCTGTGACTGGACAACAAGTAAAATGGTGGGAAAATAGATATCTAAAAACATCCAATCGATCGGCAAAAACGCAATGGCAGCACAAACGAGGAGTTTTTGCAAATCTTTATTCGGAGGAAATAAATCAGAAAAGGGCGGCATCTAATAGAAAAACATTTGCTGCCGGATTGAGAAAGAAACCAATTCTCACTGATGATGTTAAAAGATTAAGAGCAGAAAAAATTGAAAAAACTAACTTAGAAAGATATGGGGTTCCTAATGGCAGTCAATCTCGCATCGCTAGACAAAAAGTATCCAATGCTAGGATTCGTAATGGTGCCACACCTCGACATTTGCGTAGCCTAAGAAGATTGTATTATGATGCTGTTTGGCAATTTACTGAACAAAGCTGGAAACATCATTTCGATCAAATCAATCCAACTCGTATAGATAGAAGTCAAAATGCGTTAGATCATATCTATAGCATACAACAAGGATTTCGAGATAACATTCCCCCTTATATCCTTGGACATTGGACCAATCTTCGGATTATTACTTTGAGTGAAAATTCCTTAAAGGGTATGCGATGCGATAAAACGCAAGACTCCCTATTTGAAGATTTTTTCCAAAACATTTGTTGATTCTGCAAAACATCTGCTATAATAGTCAAATGGACTTAATGGTAGATCTTGAAGGGCTCGGTACTGGCCCAGAAACCACTATATTAACAATAGCGGCCCAAGAATTTGATCCGCTAGAGAGAGGACGTCTTGGCCGAGATTTCTATGTCCGGGTATCTTTGGAAAGCCAGGAAGGTAGAAGTATAGAGCAAGGAACCATAGATTGGTGGGCGACACAACCAGACATAGTCAAACAAGAAGCATTTTCTGAAGAGGATCGTATACCTTTACAGGAGGCATTGCAAGGATTACATCGTATTATGTGGCATTCCAAACGAGTTTGGGCCCAAGGACCAACATACGATATGAACATATTGGAGCACGCCTACAAAAGCCTTCAAATGCCGTTGCCTTGGAAGTATTACTCTGTCAGAGATAGTCGCACTGTGTTTGGTCTAGCACCCAACTTACAAACTTATCCAGCCAGCCATCATGCCCTGGAAGACTGCCGGCGGCAGATCGATTTGTTGTGGGACACGCTGGAATACTTCAAAATCAAGGAACTGAAATGATCATTGGTGTATGCGGTTTGATAGGGTCAGGCAAGGATACCACGGCAGATTATCTTGTGAACATCCATGAGTTCCGCAGAGATTCATTCGCAGCCACCTTGAAAGATGCTGTGGCCGCGGTGTTTGGCTGGGATCGTGACATGCTGGAAGGCCGTACCCGTAGCAGCAGAGAGTGGCGTGAGCAGCCTGATGAGTGGTGGAGTGCCAGACTGGGCAGGACCATTACGCCACGCTGGGTGTTGCAGTACTGGGGCACAGAAGTGTGCAGAGTGGGATTCCACGATGATATCTGGATCGCCAGCCTGGAAAACAAACTAAGAAACAGTGAGGACGATGTGGTGATATCTGACTGCAGATTCCCTAACGAAATTGCTGCCATACGTTCTGCGGGCGGGCATGTGATCCGTGTGGTGCGTGGTGCCGAGCCTGAATGGTACGAACATGCAGTGAATGTAAATCGTGGACCCGAACGCAATCTACTGTGGGCCACGGCCAAACAACGCATGGAATACTATAACATCCATGCTTCTGAAACTGCTTGGATTGGCACGGACTTTGACCGTGTGCTTGACAACAATGGCACCCTGACAGATCTCTACGACCAAGTCACTGGTCTGGTTCAAGATCTCCGCGACGCCAAGGCAGATCTAGCC